TTTCTTGTATGCCTCCAGGAGAACAAACAATCCATCAGGTCTTGTCTGTAGCATCTGCCAGAAGTTTACCAAGGGTTCATAAAGATCATTCACCCACACAGGAATGTCAGGGTATTCTTTTGTGAACGCGATTGCTACACTGCCACCACCAAGAAAAGGTTCACGATATTCAGTAGCATCCTTAGGCATCCTAGGGAGGAGGTATTTCATGGCACGAGATTTGCCACCAGGATAACGAAGAGGGGTCTTTAGTGATTTCATTTAAACTTACACTCCACCATGATTTCAGTTAGACAAGCGAGAAGGTTAATCTCTTGGTCTGCCACAAAGGCAATCTGATACTGATACTTAGCAAGCACCAACACAGCAGGAGGAATAGAAGAACCTTCCAGCACTTCACTAAGAGCATTGTAGATTTTGCGAATGATAGTGTTGGGATCACTATCCATATTATCTACAACCCACTGACGAACAACATTATATTCCTTACCTTTCATCGCTCGCATGAGCTGGTCAATATTAACGTCAGCAATATCACAGAGCACAGCAGAGTCAAGGGAACCGCTTGCTGAGTGGCGCTGTGCTTCGTTCAGAAGACGCCTCCAATCGGGGTAGTAACGCTGAATCAGTTTGACCAGCACCTTGTCCTCATACGCCACGCCAGAGGCGTCTAGGATGCCCTGTAAGCGGGCGAAAAACGCCGCTTGGAGTTTCTGCTGCTCGCCCGCTTTGGTGCGGAAGTCAACGACGGTACAACGGGAATGGAGGGGTTCGACAATCTTGTTGATGAAGTTACAGGTGAAAATGAAACGGCAGTTGCTATGAAACTCTTCAACAAATGCGCGAAGAGAAAGCTGAACATCATGTGTTGTGTTATCTGCCTCATCAATGATAACAACTTTATGTTTACCACCACCAGTGAGACTGATAGTTGATGCGAACTGTTTAACTTTGTTTCGAATCGTGTCAAGGAAACGACCTTCATCAGAACCATTAATGACAATGTAACTAAGGTCAAGTTCTTCACACAATGCTTTGGCAACTGTAGTTTTGCCAACGCCAGGGGGACCAGACAGAAGGAGATTAGCAATCTCTCCCTGCTCTACAAATCCAGTAAATACTTTCTTTAACGAATCAGGGAGGATACAGTCTTCAATAGTATGAGGACGATATTCCTCCACCCACAGAAATTTTTTCATCAAGGTTCAAGCGCAATGTAATATGTAACGTCAAGGTTTAGATGCTTCCACTCAGAAATGTGATGCTTAGAAACACCAACCACATAGTCACCTTGAAGGAGGCGAATATTCTCAACCTTTAGGTCAAGAGAATGCGTTCCTTCGAAAGTTCCAGGAACAACAATATCATACGTGTTGGAAGTTGACACTTCATTATCACGCACTGAAAGAACAATCTCTTCATCAGAACTGATGTTCAAATCAGGCAGTTTGTAAATACCAGTTGCTTTCTGAATAGCAGCGATATCAGAAGCAGACAGAGTAAACTGAATATCTGAACCAGGATACTTTACCGATTTGTCGGGAGCAGTCTTGAGCGTAATCTCAGGATCTGAAAAATAGTATTTGACACGGCTACGTCCGTCTTTGATAGTAACATAATCAGCATTGTCAAAGACCAGAGAAGGATTGTCAAACAAACTAAGACCAGCGAGAAACTGATTGAGATCATAAATCGCAAAAGTCCGAGGAAAAGACTCTTCCACATTTGCCGCAGCCAAGATATTTTCAGCGTTGGAAATGGTTCGTAATGTGTTTCCCTTTTTGATAATAATGCCATTGTTAATCGTGGCGAAGTTTTTTAGAATATTCAGAGTAGTTTGGGAAAGTGCGACTGTGCTCATTTAAACTCCTGTAGACCGTTCTGTGTACGACTGTAGTGACCATCAAAGTTAAGCAGAAGCATAGCATAGTGAATTACTTTGAGTAGGTCACGTTTGTTGCGACCATCCTTATCTCCGTAGCGACTGCCGTATTTTAAAATGTTTGCTTGACAGAAAGGAGCAGCGAGTTTTTTTGCTGCCATTAGATCAATTGTTTGAATATCATCGTATCCTTCTTCATCACCACAGTAATGTCCGTGGTAGGTAGTCACAACATAATCCTCAACGTCTTTGAGAATTTTGTCTTCATTGTATTTCCATTGCATAATTAAAATTCCTTGATAACAGAATCTATTTGGTTAGTATAGCACTTTGAGGAGTAAGAGTCAACACCCCCCATGCCATTTGGATATCGAATACCAAGATAGCAGTCAACATCTTTACCACTATGATATTCAGTAATTTTACAGTAAACTAAAAAAACACCCCCATTTTTAAGATGGATGAGGGTGTGACGAGGAAGATTATCAAACATCAGGATTCAATAGTCAGTTCAGGTTCAGTGGTTTCAGTCTTAGGAGCATCAATGGAAGCATCAATCTTGGTGTAAAGCTCCATGAAGGATTGCTTAGTCTCATCATCAAAACGAGCAATACACACTTCGATTGCTTTCTTGCGCTTGCCGAAGATGCTGAAGGCACGAATAACGTGAACCAGACGACGGGTAGAGATGATTTCATCAACACCACCATCGTAGAAAGTCTTACGAATGATTTCCGCCCAAGCAACCAAACGGTCAACGAATTCTGAATCGTAAGCATTCAGAGACTCAGAAGCTTTCTTAAGAATGGCAGTTTCAACCTTAGGAGTAGGATATGCCTGCTCAAAGGTCACAGGAAAACGCTCAAGGAATGCCTCGTTAAGCACGTTGGTGCCGATGAAGCGACCATCATCGCTACCCTTACCTTTGGTGTTAGCAGTAGCTACCACATTAAAACCAGCAGCAGGTTTGACATACTTACCAATCTTCTTAAGGAAGACACCCTTACCCTCAAGCACAGACTGGAGACAGAGGATTTTGTTAGAGGCAAGGTCAATCTCATCCAACAGCAGAATAGCGCCACGGTTGAGTGCTTGCACCACAGGTCCATCATGCCACACAGTCTCACCGTTAACGAGACGGAAACCACCAATCAGATCATCCTCATCGGTTTCGATGGTGATGTTAACACGAATCAACTCACGCTTCAGTTGAGCACAAGCTTGCTCCACACCGAAAGTTTTACCATTGCCAGAGAGACCAGTGATGAAGATAGGGTAATACTGACGAGAAGAAATAATCTTCTTAACATCACTAAAGTTACCAAAGCTGACGAAGGTAGCATCTTTCGCAGGAATAAAGTTTTCAGGATTTTCGACCACAGATTCTACAGCAGGTTGACTATAAGTTTGCTCCAGTTGCTCAATCGCAGTCAGGTGCCACATGCCGCGATGCACCTTAAACTGCTCCAGTTTCTTGGCGAGAGTCTGATAAGACATACCAATCTCATCAGCATAAGCACGAAGGTCAGCAGCAGTAACGACAGGACCGAAACGCTCGATGATGGGGGCGACTTCAAAGTTTTTCATGGTGTGGGTTGTTTCGTATGTAAGTATTATAGGGGAAAGAGGGTGGGGGCGCAAGCCCCCAAGTGATTAGGTTAACTAATGAGTGTGGCAAAGGAAGTCAGCATTTTCTTATTGACGCCTTTCTTAGCAAGTGCCGTGGTGAATGCCTTGCCGATTTCTTTCTCAGAAGCATCTTCAGCAACTTCAAATTCGCTATTCGCAGATAGCGAATCGGTGCCCATCAGATAGAGTGCCTGATAACCAAGATGCTCAACCAGCTCAGCAGACTTAGTTTTCTTCCATTGCTTCTGAACTTCATTCCAATCGGTTTTACAATCTTCAGCATTGTAGGTGGTGTTAAGACCACGACCATTCACCAGACGAATACCAATCAGGTTTACATCCGAGAAACGATCACGCACATTCTGGAGAAATACTTTGGTGATAAGATCCGAGTTACCATAGTAACCTCCATCACTAAAGCGAGGATATACGCGACCAGTTTTACGGTCACGCAGAATACAATCATTACTCACATAGCTGGTGCCAAGACGGCTACCGTAAGTCTGATCGGTGTAGTAATTGATATTGGAAGATTCGCCGTCAGTCAAAATAATAACGTTAGTCTTTTGAACCTTGTTACGCTTCTGAAAGTCGGGGATAAGTGCGGTCAGAGAAATTGCTGCTTCATGAAGAGGAGTGCCAGAAAGACTATATCCAGCAGGCATAGAGTAACCAGAGTAACTACCGTTGCCAACAACAAGACGCCAGAAGTTTTTAAGTTGTGCTTCAAGGTCTTTACCGTTTCGCCCATTGCTGCTAACAAGATTCAGCATATTGAAATGGTCACACAGTTTAACTTGACCAGCCTTAGGAGTCTGAAGGCGAGGAGATTTGTTGCGAGTTTGAGTCTGATAATCGTAGGATTTGTGATACCAATAATCATTGGTAAAGGCATAGATGTCAAAAGGAATCTGAACTTTCTTACAGAACCAAGCAAGGTTGAGAAGTTGCTTAGCAGTATCCTGAAGAATGTTGCCCATCGAACCAGACCAATCGAGAACAAAAATCAAACCGTGATTCTTACCGTCAGGCACCACATTGATTTTCTTGAATACATCTTCATTCCACTTGTAAGTGTGAAGAAGTGCCGTATCAAGGATACCAGTCTTGGCAGTAGATGCACGGGCATACTGATCTGCCGACTTACGCATTTCAAACTCTTTCACAAGGTAGTTAACCTCACGTTGAGCTTCACTACGAAAAGTAAGATACTGTTTGTCAACTTCCCTAAAGAGAGATTGCGATTGCTCGCCAAAAGTTTGATTACAATCTTCTTGAACTTCTTTATTAGTAATAACAAATTTTTCTACTTTCAAATCAGGCAACTCAATATAGTTGAGATGATGAGAACGAGGGTGGTCACTAATCAGTTGTTTCTGATTCTCAGTGAATGCCTTGTCAGTTTCAGACTCAAGTGTATTGTGTTGACCACCAGAAGTAGCTCCTTCACCCGCACCTTGAGGTTGATTAGCATCAGCACCGTCACCTTGAGTTTGATTACCATTGCCAGACACTTCTTGCGGTTGCTCGCCTTCGCCTTGATCACCCTCACCTTGAGTGGAATCACCCCCACCTTGAGTAGATTGCTGAAGGTCGGGTTGTGCTTCTACAACCTGCTGTTGCTCCTGTTCTTGAGTATATTGAAGAATCTTACGAGCAACTTCTACAACTTGCTCAAAGGTTTCGGCATTAGCAAGCTCATCCACCAGCATCTTCTCTTCAGTATTCCAAGCAAACACTTCACCAGCATGAATGCCAATCTTAAAGTAAAGATTCACACGGTCAATCAGAGCATAAGAATCTAACTCACGGTCACCAATACAGAAGAAATCATCATCTTGTAGCTCTTTGTAACCAGCATAGAAGTTACGAGCAAGACCAGGAAACTTACGTTTCATCAGTTTCTCAATACGAGCATCCTCACACACATTCAGGTAGGATTGAGGAATGCCATAATCATCACCCCATTTGTCGGGGGTATACAGAGCGTGACCGACTTCATGCCCAACCAGCATATCGTATACGTTGGCAGATGCTTTCTCCCACATAGGCAGGGTCAGCACACGATCCTTCACGTTAAACATCGCCGTCTCAACAGGGCGGTGCTCTACGATCAGGTTTTCGGTAGCAAGAAGGCGAGCGAGATTGCCCTTGACTTCGGCGTTGAACATCGGTCTCTTTCGTTGATGAATCAACTATACATCAAAAGGGGTGCCGAAGCAACCCCTCTTAAGTTATTCTAATGTCTCTTCCGTGACGTATGAGAAATTCTTATGCTTCTCAAATCGTAGGCAGCGGTCAAACTTGTCTGCCATATTGTCTCGATGAGAGATAACAAACACATTTGTTTTGTCATCAAAGGTTTTAAGAATCCACCCAAGATCGCTGTTACCAGATTGATCTAGTGAACCGTCAAAGATTTCATCAAGGATTAGAAGATTAGTATCCACGCTATTCTTAAGTTTAGCAACACTACGCCAAGTAAGCAGCAGAGCAATATCAATTCTAGCCTTTTCGCCCTCAGAAAAAGATTCATAACTAAATTCATCTCTGTAACGTGATTTGATTACTTCTTCAAAACTTTCGTTAAGCATAAACGATGCTGGAAACTCCATCTTATCAAGGTAATCATTGATAAGCTTGTTCATCGTTGGAAGGTATTTTTTGATGATCCTCGTTTTGATGCCCGAGTCTTTGAGGAGTTGCGCCGCCGTGAGTAGGCAGTCTTTTTCTTCTTTTGTTTCAGAAATCGTTTCTTGGATTCGCTTCCCGTCCTCGCTGAGCGATTTAAGTATTGAAAACTGCTCTCGTTGACTGACATCTGAATCCCGCAGTTTTCTGATGTCGTCGTCCAGTTCTTCAATTCGTTTATGAAGTGACTTAATTTCATTATTGAGTTGTCTGTTCTTTAGATTGAGTTCGTTTATTTCATCAATCAAAAGAATAAAGGTATCTTCTTTACTTTGGAGATCGGAAAGTTGTTGTCCCAAATCAGACACACCTTTCTCCACCTCAGCAAGTTTATCCGAGAGAAGCGCGATCTTCTCTTGTTTAAAATGCTCTTCGATACTCTGACCGCATGTTGGGCAAGTATCATTCTCCTCAAAGAATTTTTTCTCTTTTGTGTGAGACTTTCGTTTGGTTGACAATTTTTCTTTGATCGTAGTGATCTTAGATATCGTTGCTTTAAGCGTCTGCGTGTCTGAAATGGCAGCGGTCTTAATGTTGATTTCCTTGTCGTTATTGAGGATTTCTGTTTCATGATTTAGAGATTCTGTTAACAGAGTTTCTTTCTTGTTCTCTTTTTCTTGAATGTCTTCTTTATTCTTTTTCTCAATTTCAAGCATAAACTGTTTCTGCATATCAATCTTTTCTTTGACAAGAGACAGTTTATACTCGTGATCTTTTAATTCGTCGTTAATTACTTTAATCTTTTCTTTGAGATTGACATTCATTGTCGAGAAGATTTGAATGTCAAGAATGTCTTCAATGATTTCTCTACGAGCTGCCAATGGAAGACGCATAAATGGCACAAAGGTAGATGACCCGAGCACCACAATCTGAGTAAATGATTTGTAATTCATTTTCAGAATAGTTTGCTCAAAATGTTTTTGCTGATCTACAGCAGAAGAATCTTGATTGAGTAGCGCACCATTCTGGTAAATTTCAAACTTCGCTGGTTTAATACCACGAATCACTTTGTATTTATTATTACCAATATTAAAATTAACTTCTACAACACAATCACTTTGATTAATGGAGTTGAGAAGTTGTGGTTTGTTAATTTTTCTAAATGGTTTACCAAACAACGAAAAAGTGAGGGCATCGAGAATGGTGGATTTACCAGCACCATTGCTCCCCACAATCAAACTACTTTTAGTGTCAGTAAGAGATACTTCAGTAAACTGAGCACCAGTAGACAGAAAATTTTTCCATTTAATGGTTTTGAATATAATCATAATCTCTGGGGGGAACAATAATGTCGTCGGGTTCAATAATAGTGTACTTCATCCCTTTCATTTCACACACTTGTATTCCAGCTTTTGGATCTACTTCGTGAGTTGTAAGAGGGGGTAGAGTTCCTTCGTAGTCGTTTGCCTCAAGCAAACCAAGATACCTCTCGGCATCTTCTTCTTCTTTGAAAAAGTATACCACATGATCACCCTCGTCGTCAACAACCGAATAAACTCCATCTGAATGTTCGGCAAGGGTGATAAGAAACATTTATACTACCTCACAACTCTCAATATATAGGGACTTCATAACGCTTTTTAATTTTGCTTTGTCTACGGCAATCTCTACCTCATCAATATATTCGTTAAGAAGTGTGAGTGTGTCTTTGATTTCTACATTCTCATCATCCTCCACAAAAGAATCATTCACAAGTGTCTCAACAATTTTAACATCATGTGGTTGAGTAGCAAATACAGAGTCAACAAACTTCTCAAACTCTGTATAGTCTTTCTTATCTTCTACGATAATCTTGACAAAAGAATTTGAACACTCACTGGTATCGAAGCTGAGATGAGAACCAGTAGAATCATTGTAATAGATTTTCTGGAAAATCTCATAAGGGTTCTTGACCCGCTTGAGTTTATTTGTCTTTGGTTCATAGAGATGAAATCCTCGCTCGTCTTTATAATCATTCCAGAACATCTGGTAAGGATTACCCAGATAAGTGATGTTACCTCTGGATGATTTGTGGTGGTAGTGTCCCGAGAATACTTGTTTAAACTTTTTAAAAATCTTAGGATCCATACCATGTTCCTGTGTATTTCCAGGAGTCACTTCAAAACCAGATAGTTCAAGGTGACCCATAGCAATCTCAGCACTGGTCCCTTCAAGATGCTTCATGGTATCATCATAATTGCTGGAGTTAATCCAAGGCAACATAAGAATCTTAGCACCATCAATCATTACTGTCTCTGGATGAGCGTAGATTTCAATGTTGCTGAAGTCCTTGAGTAGAAGTTCGGGTGAGTTAATCTCGTTAGTGTTTTTATAGTAGACGCAATGATTACCAAGAATCATGTGAACGAAGATACCCATGTCTTCAAGGCGTTGAAAATAATGTTGGCGAACCCTATTCCAAACATTAAAATCAATCCCCTTACGATTATCAAACGTATCACCGAGGTCAATAACAGTTTTGATTCCGTGTCTCTCCAGTGTTGGGAAGAAGATGTCGTCGTAGAATTTTTTGAAGTATTCCCAAAACGCAACACTACCTTTCCTCCCGTCAAGATGTTGGTCAGTAATCAAAGCTACGGTCATCGTTTAGATCTCATTTCAAGGTTTTCTTTGATGCTGTTCATGTCAGCACTACTGCTATTATATCCTATCATGTCACCACTGTAACTGTCTGTATGCAAAACTTCATCATATCCAGAACGCTCAAGCAATTTATTTTTTGTTTCTAATTGCTTTTTCTCTTTAGCAATTCTACGAAGAAACGCAAAATATATCATTTGTGTAAAGTAAGCAAAAGGATTAGTAGATTTTGCTGGATCAAATCTATCAATATACTGTACACAATTTTCTACCGCATCACCTATCATATCATCCCTAAACATGTAATTTACAAAGTTAGGCTTGTAGGATAAATGCGTAGCAATTTTATAAAAACACTCCCCAATATAATTTGGAATACGTGGGCGCTGTGTTCCTTGTCTTGTTGCTTCGTCACACTGAAGTTTATAGACAACCAAAGCGTCCAAAAATTCTCTGTTGTTGACGTAGTTTTCTGTTTTCTTTTTGGTCATTTTTGACGCTATGGTACTGGTACTCATGAACTTAACCAATTTACAATACAATTGTAGCATACGCTAACAAAATTGTAAAGGGCTTGACAAGACCTTCAATTCTGTGTATAATAGCAATGTGGCGCTTTCAAGATTTATTATAGATCTGTTCTAAAATACTTCTAGCTTCTTTAGTTGAACTGATGTATCCATCCATTATTCTTGTATCACGGCGGTGTCCTGGAATACCGCCGTTTTTTAACATGTGATCTTCTTGTTGTTTTCTTTGTAGATACTGTTCATAGAAGGAAACAATTCTACCGTCAGTCTCAACCATTGTAACAATTTGATTACGAGGAATAATAAACATGTCTTCGTGTGTTGCTTGTATCCAAGATTGGAATTCAAATCCTTCTATTTTTATTCCCTTTTTTTTCATTTCAGTTCTAATTACAATCCTTGGATTAAAAATAATAATAACATCATCATCAGGATCATAGGAAACTTTTCCAACTAATTCTTCACTAGAAGTTAATTTAATAGTGGCATAAAATTCTTCTTCCATATTATCTTAAATCTATTTTAATAATTTCTACATTAAATTTTTCTTCCTCATAAATTTTTAAACGCTCATCTAAATGTTTTAGCGTGTAATTTTTTTGTGGTGTTCTACAATACTCATCGGCAATGTCATAAAGAGTAGCGTAGGTTTTGTTGTTGCCCTTACGCAATACACGACCGATAGATTGTAAGTTTCTTACTCTTGATTTTGAAGGTGAAGCAAATACAACATTGTGTAGATTACGAATGTTGATGCCAGTGCTGAATGTTCCGTATGAAGCAACAATCACTGCGTTGTTTTCAGTTTCAGTGATGCGTCTAATCTCTTCGCGTTCTTCAGTGTCTACACCACCATAGACCAGAAAAACTTTACGACCTTTTTCAACAACACTATTTATCGCCTCGTAAAGTGGCACTCCATGACGTTCCACATAGTTAAAGAGAACTAAAGAGTTACCTTCAAGATCACGCACAAGATTTTTAATTAGACGATTGCGTTTTGGATTATCAACAATCGCATCAATCTCTCCTTGATAATCCCAGAACTCCATCTTCTCATGCTTGAGTAGGAGAACTTTAATTCTAAAATCAGATAGGTGACCTTCTTTAATAAGCTTCTCTGTTTTAGTAACATGCTTACACTCACCAAACAATCCTTCCAACACCCACTTGTGTGTGGCAGAACCATCCAGTGTTCCAGTGAAACCGAAACGATATTTGGCTTCATGGAGTTTTGTCATGATGCCAGTGAGTGATTTGGATTTGAATAGATGTGCTTCGTCACCGATAACACACGAGAAATCATCAAACCAACGCTTAGGAAACTTGTAGATAGATTGCCAAGTGGAAATGATAACTGCTTTCTCTACGTTCTTATCTTTACCACCATAAATTTTATGGCAGTGTTCTTCTACATTCCAACCGTAGTCTTCGAAGTCTTTATACATCTGTTCCACCAGTGAAGTGGTGGGAACAATGATAAGAGTTTTCTTCCCCGTTTGTTTATATTCAGATGCGTAGTAATAACGCACCAGAGAATAAATCATCAAAGACTTGCCTGAGGCAGTTGGAGATAATAGGAGTCTGCGATTGTTTAGCAGTGCTTGATATACTGCTTGAACCTGATAATCGCGTGGTTCGTGGTTGGGGCATACAGCTGCCATGAAACCTTTTACGCCTTCAAGCGTAATATGTTCATTCTTTTCTTCTACATCTCCATAGAACTTATTACCTTGATATTCTATTGAATAACCTTTAACTCCACTCCACTCTTTGAGGTGTGAGATGAGACCACAATAGAGCTCACCTGTTCCTGGAGAATAGAGTCTAATCTTACCGTCCCAGACACCACTTTTATATTGTGGCATAAACTTGGCATTAGGGATATCGAATGTAAAATAGTCTGCGAGTTCATAGTGAACATGTGGTTCTGCTTTGATTGTCAAGAAAATGTTGTTCTTTTTTGCGACGACCAGATTTGTCATTAGGTGCTACCGTTAATAAATTTCTCCCACTCGATAGCGTTTTTAATTTGGAAACTTCTATTGGAAATCATTTTAAGAACATTATCCAAAAAGAAAAGTGCCTTATTAATAAACTCTATTTTCATTTCAATGTTAATTAAATCCTCATCCGCTTCCAAATATACTTTCATCTTCTCGGATGTTTTAATGGATTGTCCAAAAGGTTTTTCTTTATAAACTTCTGGGTCTGCTTCCCCTTGATAATATTCTCTTTTTTCTTTTAACTTCATACGATACTGGAATTCCAGTGCTGTTTTCTCTGTTGAGAAATCGTTGTAGAAGTTTAAATATTTATTGTGCTGATAAGGGATGTCTAGTGAAATTTGTGCTAGATCTGCTGAGTATTGTTTGTTTTTAAACTGGAAGTCAATATGTGAATCTTCTTGCCATTCTGATTTAACATGATTAAAAAGAGTTTTCAAATCATCAAATTTCATAAATTAAATTCTCCTGTTGTTTTTGTTTGTGAAGTAATAGGTTGTAAATTTAAATACTACGTCAGCAGTCAAATAATCTACATCTCTATCTTCTACATCAAATGATAGTTCTGTCAAAGACGTTGGAAAAATATTCTCAAATTCTACAATAATATTTGGATTAAAATTGCTATTTAAAATTTGTAATTGAGCATTAGAATATTCTGGAATTTCTTGGTCGTCCATTTCTTCTGCTAAATTATTTTTTCTAATCCATTTCCAGATGGTCAAATAATTACTTAAATCTTCGTCAACAATAAATTTTAAATTTAAATCTCCGTATTCAACTCCACCAGATGCTGGTAGAGCAATGCTTCTATATCTTGTTGGTGCCTCTACTGTTCCAACAGAAATGTCTGGAAGATTTGCTCGTTGACAGAAAAAATCTACACCAGCAAAAATATCAAGATTCATCTTGAATCCTGCTGGGGCAAGAAAATTTCTATTTGTTGGTTGCTCGTTATACCACTTAGCAGACATAACTTTATGTTTTTTTACTATTTATTTCCATAAAAAAAGACCCCCTTTCGGGGGTCAATGTATTTACCTGAAAATCAGGTGAGGTTGATAACTTTAACTCTTCTGTAATACTGGTTGGTATTAGCAGTGAGAGCAGAACCATCAGGAGTAGCACCAGCGATACCGTTGCTATTTGTAGTTGAAACGAATGGGTTGCTGACCATACCGTAACGAGTCTTGAAGCCAATCTTAGGCTGGAAGGTGTCAGGGTTGAT